GGCATGTAGTGGCACCCAAACAACGCACCATACATCTTAGCCAAGAAGCTTTTGCCAACGCCTTCTTTGCCACGCATCACTACCGCGCTGTGACCCTGCTCACCTGGGTGCTGGACTCCAGACGCTAACCAACCCATGAGGTATTCAAACAACTCTTTCTCACGGTTGCATATGTTCTCCCAAATGTGTTCGCGCAGCAACTGCCAGTTACCCTGTTGGGCAACATACGCAAAACCCTCCCACATATTCAAGTAGCCGGTTGGAGACTCACTGCCAGGTAGGAACACGATGCCTTCATACTGCCTGCCCTTTGGATGTTCAAGCCACCAGGTGGCGGCAGGCATGTCTTTCTTTCCAACAGGAATCTTCTCTTTCACCAGAGCATTCTTGAAGTCACCCATGGTTTGGAATGAATACGTTGACCGTCCAGTGGCTTCATCAAATACCTTACTCAGCACCCGACACTTACCACCATCCATATTCTTGATCAACGCATACTGCTCATTCAGGTGCATGAGCTTTGGGTCTTCAGCGTATTCATGCGCACGTTCAATCTGCCTGATGGCATACTTCTCAACACGCGGCTGCTTGAGTATGTGTGCACTGATCCCAAAGTCAGGGTCAGTCATTACAGAGTAGATGATGTCATCGTCTATGCCTTGCCTGACCAACTCACAGACTACGAACCAAACTGCTTCGCTTTCAGACTCATACTGAGTACCGGTGTTGGTTTCAGCATTAGCGCCCTGAACGATTAATGCCTTCACGGTATCTTTGACATCAGGCCCAAGCTCATTAATGTTCCCGAGCCTTGACACGTTTCCACTTATCTTGACGCTATCACCAACCAAGTTGGAGTCACCTGTTTGCACCGGTGTGGCTTTGGTGAACTCCTTCAGGGCATAGCTTGCATCGCTATACTCAACCAACTTTGACAGCACCGGCTTGCGTCCCTGTGCCTCTTTGCGCTGGGTTGGCCAGTTGATGGTGCCAGGTAGCCGCATGATGCGGTCCACGTTATGGCAAGAGTCTGCGCCTTCAAGTGTCTGCTCAATCTGCAGGTTCCAAAGCTTCGCTTCTTCATACAGATTGTTGTCACCGTTGATCATGAACGGATCTTTGAGCCTCCAGAATGCTTGGTATCCACCACCGCTGAAGATCAGGAACGTCGGATCAGGCAGACCACCAGCTGGGTTCTTCAACACGGCTAGTATGCGCTGCTGTTCCAACTCAATGCTCTTGCCGCTTTGTGGGTCAATATCCACGTGAAGATAATCAAGGCTCTTGATGTGATCACGCTTCAACTTTTTGATGGCACCAAACTGCAACCCATCCACGTGCATGTTCACCTGAAAATAGATGTTCTCCTTCTCTGACTGGTTATGTTTCACCAACCATCTCTGAAGCTCATCCTCTTGATCAAACAACATGGTGTCAATGCCGGTGCGGTCAGAGCGTATGCGTGTCAAAACCCATGGACCGTTGGGCCTGAACTTATTCAGGAAGTCTACTGAGAGTTGCGTATCAGCTTGCACAGCAGCTCCTTAATAGCAGAGTTGCCCTTGCGCTCTTGTATACGGTACCAGTAAGGGCACCAGGTCATCATTGCAGCCAACCCATCAACCGTCACATCAGACAGCCTGCGCCTCAGCAGCACAAGCTCTTCATAGCGGTTCACCTTTCTCGTGATGGTACCTTCTTCGTTTGCTTCTTGTTTGCGCACGGCATAGAGTGATATGCCCTTCTCTTCAGCCAATTCAACTTGGCTTATTCCTTTGCGCATCCTACGCAAAAACATTACTTCACCTTGGGTAACAAGCATTGTATTATTGAGCCTCTTTCTGGTGGTGTGTTCCAAACTCCAATTGCTGCTTCCATTAACTCTTCACGGTTCTTCTCACCCAATGGTAAGGTAGCCGCAACCTCACCGTCTAGCAAGATCCAGTCACGCCCAACTTGAAGCAAGAGGTGACACGCACCACCACGGTGGCACCGCCTTCTTGCCCAAACCTTCTGTTGCGTGGTGTAGTGTGGAACCCTCAAAGGTCCACCCCGCTTTGGCCAGTGCTTCTCCCACTTCAATTCAATCCAGCCTTCATAGCGCACGCCTTCATACACTCCACCATAGTTCACGTCTGGAGTGCCAGCGCCCACTAGGTTCTCAACGCTGACTGCATTCAGTGGCTTCAGTATCTGGATGATCTTTTGTCTTTGATCTGCTTCGCTCATCGCAACCCTTCCGTAAGAAAAAATGGGTAGTTTTTCTTACTCATCGCATCCTTATCAGCTCTTGGGCATAGTCATCCAGCTGCATGTATTCCTCTTCAGTCAGGCCATACACCACCGGCTTGCCGTGAACCTCCAAAGTGGTTCTGAACGTTCCTTCTACCACTACGGCAGTTGTGAGCAGCCCAGCTATGGCACCAAGACAGAAGCATGCTATCAGGACCGCCACGTGTTCACTCTTCATTACGTCAGGCCCTTCTTCAAAGCCATTACTGCATTGATGCGGATGGTATCAAGTTGAGGCTTTGTCGGGTTGCCTTGGATGCCAGCCTCCCACGTGTGCCCTTTGAAGGGTGCCATGAACTCAACCACTACCGTGCATTCATGCTCTTCAATCTCTTGTGGGTTGGTGAGTACCGTGATGCTGATGGGGATGTTGCTCATGTCTATCATGTCAGCTTCTGCAAAGTCTTCATAGCTCTCAAAGATTTCCATGTTACTTGTCTCCTGGGTTCATCAGTTGATGGTAAAGTGTGACGGCCAACGCACTGGAAAGATCGTGTGGCAGACCATTCAATATGCACTGCGCATAGAACTTTCCAATTGCCTCTGCGACCTCCACCGCTGCGCAAGTCACTTGATCAAGCTCTGCTCTGAGCTTTGTTATGGGGTCTGGTTTCTTGGGCTCTCCAGCCATGTATTCTTCCTCATCCATTACTATCCTCATCGGGCGTGTAGTTGATGACCTGGATGGTGCCTTGCTCTTCTTCAGGCAACTCACCTGCCAAGTGCGCTGTCAAGTCAGCCTTCATTTTGGCCTGGGTCTCAGGCTCTGCCATCTCATACACTTCAGTCATTTGGTTCTTCACGCGGTTCCGCACGCCCTTTGGTTGGGTCTTCTTGAACTGCTTGATCAGGTTGCGCATCTCTTTGTCTATCATTGGGATCCTTAAAACATTCTGTGAAATGGGCGAAGGCAACAGGAATGCCCAAGTCAAAAGACTTGCTAGCATGTTCCTCTGTGAACGCACGGTGGCATGTGCTGAAAAGAGCACAGTTGTTTCTTCTGCAAAAGGTCTTGTCTTTGTAACTGATCATGACATGCTCGATCCCCAGGATTCACCCAGCTCAATATCGGTTGCCATAGGCAACTTCAGGACGTGCGCTGACTCCATTATGGTAGCAATCTCCTTTGCGTGGTCAGCATCACGCACGGATGTACAAAGCTCATCATGTACCTGTAGCTGGATGAGATGTCCAGCATCATAGCAATCCAACAGGGCCTTCTTTGTGAAGTCAGCACAAGAGCCTTGAATCAAACGGTTCAAAGCTTTGTGTGTGAAGTCAAAGCCTCTGCCATCTTCTCTCAAGACAAACCGGCACCTGCGCCCAAGTAGGGTGCGGATGTAGCCAACCTCACTAGCACGTGCTTGGACCTTCTTTGCTAGTTGCTTAACAAAGGGCACCGCACGGTTGAACTCATCAATGATCTTCTGGCCTTCCAGTCCTGCTATCTCACAAGCATTACCGGCATCTTGGCTCGCAAACTTCACCGCTTGGGCACGCGTCTCAAAGTAAACTCCAGGCCTGCCCCGTTCCTTGAAGAACACAGCCCACCTGGTGGAGAACCCAAGTTGATGGCAGAGCTTTGCGCCACCCATGCCATACGCCAGACCCAAGAAGATGGCCTTTGCATAGCCGCGTTGCTGCTTTGTGAAGTCTTCACCATAGATAGCCGTGGCCATCATGTTGTGATTATCCATGTTGGGGTCATCATGGTATGCCTTTGCCATGACACCCGCCTTTGCCAACGCTTGAAGGGCAGCATAGTGGATTGTCATGCGCGGTTCTTGAGCAGCGTAGTCTATGCTTGCCCAAGTCATACCTTCATCAGGCAGGAACACAGACCGCAGAAGTGGACCCAACTCAGGGTCACGTGCAGGTATCAACTGCATGCCTGGGTCTGTGGAGCTCAACCGTCCACTCACCGTACCAATGCCACCGCCTTCTTCACGCTCACTCTTGAGCTGGTTGAAGGTACCGTGGATGCGGTCACCCACCACGTGCTTCTTCCAGGAGTTGATGAACTTTGTTCTGACAGAGGCCATCTTGCGCGCACGCTTCAGTAGCGCCCCAATTGGATGCTCTATGCTGTCCAGGAATTCAGCGGTGATGGATGGCTTTCCACTTTTGGGTGTCAGCGGTACGGTCAACCCAATCGCCTCTATGGGTGCCGCCATGCAGGCAGCCTTCTGAGTCTCACCCACTTGGATGTTGGTGCCGGTTATCTGCCTGACTTCTCTCAGGGCAACTTCCTCTTCATGCTGCGACCACAGGTCAATTTCTTCCATCCGCGCAAGGTCTATTCTCACCCCGTGCCTGCGCATCTTCAGCAAGACCGGTAGCAGCCTGCATTCAAGGTCGTAGATGTCACCCAGCTTCTGCTCCTCAATTATCACTTCCTGCCGTCTGAGTAGCTCCAGCGGAAGCCTAACATCCTGCTCAGCGTATCCTCCAACGTACCGTGCTGGCAGCTTGTACATTTCCTTTTTGGGGTGTACACCGTAGGCTGCTGCCGCTTCTTCCATCAAAGACTGATCTTTGCCAGGTATCCCATACCTTTGGGCAACGATGTCCAGTCCATAGCGGTTTTGGTTCTCATCAATCAGAGGCTCTGCCACCTGGATGTCACGCCACCGGTGAACTCCATCCAGATTCAAACCCCACTCCAACAGATAGTCCATATCATATTGAAGGTTGGCACCCACGATGTCACCTTTGAATAGCTTGAACTCTTCAAAGAGGAACTTGAACACCTTGTCCTCATCAAAGTTATCTTCCACATGCCCAAAAGGTAGGTACATAGCAGGACCATGCTCAATTGCCACGGCTACACCGATGATCCTGCCGTCACGTCTCACCCCAGGGCCAAGCTGCCTGAGTTGAGGATCCTTTGTTTCAAGGTCCACCGCTATGCGGTCTGCATCTCTGAACTGGAACCACTCTTGAGGTAACACCCAAGAAGTCTTTGGTGGGTACAATATTTTCATTCAACCGCTTCCACGTAGTCATTAGAATTGATCAACCTGATAGTGCGCAAAGAACCAAAGTCACTTAGCCTCACCTGCAATACTTCAATACCAAATTGAAAGCCTTGTTCACGCACCTTGCTGTATAGCTTGGCGTGCCACTCATCCGTCATCATCTCATCAAGAGTCGAGTGCCGTACCATCTCACCTACGGTACCATGCGTGCAGTCACGCAGCGCATCTTCAGCAGACTCTACTTCAAGAAGGAATTTTTTGATGTCATGTATCCGGTAGGCTATCACCGGTGAAACCACCAGAGTGTTTTTGTCTCTCATGGTCAAAGTCTGGCTGCGCATGTTTGAGGTCTTGAACGTTATGTTGTCCACAATTATGCAGTCGATCCCCATTGGCAATATGAACCTTATGCCTGGACCCACAACCCGCCTGAACTTCCCAAATTGCAAAACAATGCCCTGCTCAAACTCATGAACAACTTCCCAGAAACGGAACAAGTTAATGAACTCCAGCAGGACATCAAACAGCTTTTCAATTCCCATGTTTCTCCTTTGCTTCTATTATAGCAACGGCCAAACAAAGGGCAACTGAACTTTACGGTGCAGCGTCTGCGTCTGCGGTCACGTTGAGAATGAACTCAACATTCTGCACAGCCAGAGTAGCCAGCGCGGTGATGGTACAATCTGTTGTACGCTGCTCACCGGCAGGGATGGTCAATGTGTCTGTGCTGAACACGATGCTTACATCAGACGCTACCGCACCAGGTACGTTGGTTGGGGTGAAGTTATCCACAAGAATGGCAAACTGCTTTGGGTTGGCCACTTTGATCTCATATACCACCGGCTCACCAATAGCCAAGATCTGACTATTGCTCAGAAGGTTGATGGTCACAGGTGGTGTGTAGTCTACATTGACCGATAGCGGCAGGTCGAATGTTATGTTTCCACTAGGCATTGTCTCGGTGTCCTCCAAGTTGGATTCCTTGCGCCAACATCTCAGCCTCAACGAGCATAAGATAGCGACGTAAATCACGTATGTCATCAATCAAACCTTCACCACGTGTGTCGGCCTCTATGTGTTCAAAGATGTTGTATGGATCGGCAATCATTTTACCGGTGTCCACGGTACTTCCAACACGGTTCTCAAGACGATCCCACTTGCGTGCCAGCATCATGAAGGCTCCGATGCCACCACGACGTTTCCATGAATCACCATAGCTGATGTATGACTTCTTCAAGCCTTTGACATCCGACTCTGCCACCTGCCCAACCAGCTCAAGATAATTTTTCAGGGGTGCGCTTCCATCCGGTTCGTTTGTATTCATCGTAGACTTCTCTCACTTCTTCTGGCATGGTCATCGTATCAAGATGGGCTTCAATCTGCCCAAGACAATTCTCTGCATTACGGTTTCCCATGGCCTGCTCATCAAGGCACCACAAGTAGAATTCAAAACCATCCAACGCCTTCAACCACTGAAGACCAAGACCGCTCAACAAGTGGGTCTTCTTGATCCGCAAGCGGTCATCAACTTGTCTGGCTGCTTCCTCATACTCTTTTGTCATCTTGGGCCACGCCCACTTAGCCGGTGCTGGTAGGTCACCCACGGTACGCTCATGAGCATCATGATACAAGATAGCCTCAACCAGATCAACAGGAGGCTTACCAGGGTACAGTTGAAACAAAAGCACGGCCATGTCATAGCAGTGTTTGCCGTTTGTGTAGGTACTAATGTGCGGCATGCCGTGCGCTCGTGTGACGTTTCCACTCTCACGCAGGTACCGTATCAAGTCAATCTTCGAGTAAGCCATTCTTGGCACGCTTTCTTCCAGTCAGTTGCGGTGCAAAGCTTCAGCTCACGGATGGCTGCTTTCTTGTCACCGTCTTTGTATGTATTCCATGCACGCAACATTGGGATAGCCACCCGCCTGAAGAATGCGTTGTGGTACCCCATGCACTCAGTGCCCAAACGCAGGAACATATTCAAGTCAGCCTCCCAATGTTCAGGCTTCCCCATCATAGGGTACGGTTGAACCTCACCACGCCTGTACGGATCATCATACTCAGTAATGATGTGACCGTCTGGAGTCTTGTGCGCCAACTCCCATAGACCTTTCTTGCCCATCATGCCTTCGTATACGTGGAAATTGTCTGAGATTTGCCAGTACCTTCCCATTGGTACGCCTATCATGCCTGCCATGTATTCTTGAAGCATAGAAAAGTGAACGGCATTTGCGCCGTATGCTCCCCAAACAGCATCGTTGCTTCTGTTGAACACGGTCATGTTTAGTCTGCCGCCAATGATTTGGAAATGTGCTGATTGATTGCATGGAAAGTCTTTCCCTTCTTGGCCCAAGTCATAGATAGGATCCCACATCTGGAGAATCTGACGACGGCAACTGGGGTTATCCTTCAGACCATTTATGATGCGTGTCAGTTGGTCCATGCCTGAGAACCAACTACGCCACCGCCTGCCATAGGCACCGTGGAATATCTTACCATCATCACTGTACTTTGCGATGCCACTACTGAACTTGCTAATCCACTCCACATCATCACGGCCACCTATCATCCACAAGCCTTCCATGAAGTGGAAGAATGGGTTGGCATCACGCAGCGGATCAAACAACACACGCTCTTGTGGGTTCTCATAGACCGTGGTCACCGGCGATGGACTCATGGTAACAACACCGGCTCTGCTTTGTTCCGTGACACCATTGGTTGACAGGTACCGCAGACCTTCAGGCAACGCGCATACTACGTTGCGCACTTTGATCACCTTCATTGGAATTTCCTTTTCAGCCGCTGGCCACCAGTGCCACGTCTCCACTTATCATACTCACAAAGAGTGTGTTCAACTTCGCGCATTTCCCACGCAGGCCAATCAGCTGGCCAGTACTTTTCATCACCGGCATAGTCTAGCAACTCACGCATAGGCCCAAGCAGCTTCTCTTGTCCTTTGGGCGAAGAGTAGTTGGTGAAGTCTGGATCGTTGTTTACAATCCAACCTATACCACGGCTGGCACCAGGACCGGCTGCGCACCATGTCATCCGGTCTGTAGGGTTCAACAGGTCTGTATGCCGAAGATCCGTGACAACTTCATAGGCTGTGAAGAAGCCCAAGCAGGGTGCCTCCTTCACGGCTGTCCAAGCCTCTTGAAGGTTCATGCCAGCAACGTCTATCTTCATGGCCACCATACCGTCCATGGACTGACAGATGCCCTTCAGCTTGTTCATACCGTAGGGTGAACGGATCATGTAGGCACCGGTGACCAGAGGCTTCACGTTCTCAAGCCTATCATGGATGACACCACTATTCCAGCCTTGCTTCACCAAAACGTCTTTGATGATCTCACCGGTTGAGATTCTATTAAACCAACGGAACCCAGCAACCGCTTCAAGGCAGTAAGCTTTCTTGGATACCTTATCACGCACGTGTTTTGCAAACCACCTGGTGGTGACATCGTCTTCCCTGAAGATATTGCAGAAGCGGTACTGTTGAAGCACTTTGTCTCTGGTGTATGGAGGCTTCGCACCACCTTCTTTTAACAAGAAAATGTAGTATCTCTCACGTGCAAATTTGAAGAACTGTTTCACCCTGTCTTCAGTCTTCTTCACAGTTGGGCCTCCACATCACCTGTCAGCGCAGCCAAAGCAATCTCACGTGCGTGAGTGCGGTCAGCACGGATGACTGTAATGCCAAAGTCTTCCATCTTCTCAAGCTTCTTGATAACACTGCGGAACCTGCGCGTGGTGTTACCTGGGTTGACCGGCTCTGCGTCTGGTTTCTTCAACCGTCTCCTGGCATTGATGGACTCAATGCATTCATCCAAAGGCAGGTCAATAGCCACCACCAGGAGGTCACGACCTTCTTCATGTAGTGGTGCTGTGCGCTTAAAATCCTCACTCAGAAGCAAGCCTTCAAACAACACATTCAACCCAGCATCATCCGCTTCTCTGATCAACGCAAAGATAGCATCGTATGATGGGATGGTATCACAACCACCGCAGGCTGTCTCATAGTGCCCAACAAGGAAGCAGTCTTTGATGGCGGGGTCATTGCTCTTGAGCAAATAGCCATATGGTCTTTTGCGAGGTCCAACCACTTCCACCTTTGCACCGGTGCGCATGAGGTTCACTTTGGAATCAAATTGATCCATCACCCACCGCACAACGGTAGTCTTACCAGCACCACTGGTGCCTCTAATGTTAACAATCATTATTTTTCTTTCGAGTAGTGACAACTGCGGTCGTGTCCAAAATCCCATGGCTTGTTACAAACACAAGGTGGGTCCACATCTGGGTCTTGATTCACATAGCCGTCCATGCCTTGGTCTGTGAGCATCTGACCAAACAGGCTTTGATCAATCTTAGATGGTGGTGTGGTCCCTCCATACGTTGTAGCGTGTGTTGTGTTGTACGTTGTGTCAAGGAAGTCTTGATCAGTACGGAAGTGGACTGACACGCCCAAAGGGTCAGCCGAGGTACGTGAGTTGACTACTTTTGCAGTCGGATCCAGTTGAGTAAGATAGAGCATCAAGTCAGCGACTGTACGCACTTTTGTTAATTGCATTACAGATCCTTTGTCAGGTGGTTGGCTGTGCCTTTGATAGCGTCTCCATGTTCTATGGTGAAGCCTATACTTTCATAGAAGGACAGCGCACGTGGGTTATCCTTTGCGACGTTCAACGCAATACGTTTGTGTGGTGTTTGCTCTTCAAGGTCTGCCATGAGTTGCTTACCAATACCGTGGCTGTGAACCAAATTGAACACGCCTATAAAATACAAGACCGTCTCAGGGTCACGCACCTTATGCCGCACGCAAGTGAAGCCTACAATCTCACCGGTGCCTTCAAGCTTTGCTATTCTAATCCAGCCCTTGCTATATGCGGCTACTGATGAGAACATCATGGAGTTTGAAAAGTCTTTGGTGTACGGTGACAACTTAGCCACCTTCATAATCTCTTTGTGATCCTCTTCACTGGCAGGCACGATAGCTATCTTCATGACAGATCCTTTCTCAACTCATGCGCTACCCAACCGGCTGCTATGGTGCCATTCTTAGCACCACCTGATGCCAAGTACAAACCATCATCCAGCTCTTCAAACAGGCAAGGCTTTGCGCCCTTAACATATGGACGGATGCCTTGGAGTGGTGTCAAAGTCAGGTCAGGATCATCACAAAGCTCACGGATGAATTTGCTACACCGCTCAATTGATTGGTCGATCCTCTTTTGAGTCCAATTCTTTTGAAGGATAGCAGAGCCGTCACCCAACCATACGTTGTGCGGTCTTTCTTGATAACCAACCAGCTGCTTATAGGGTGCCCAAACCGATATGCGGTTCTCTTTCACTATAGCTTGACCACGGAATGCGATGCCAGCTTTGGGCTGGATGTTATACCGGCTGTTGAGAATCTCATTACACCACACACCAGCGGCAACGATGACCGTCTTGGCCTCATGTACATTACCTTGCGCGGTTTCAACTCTGCCAGCTTCTACGTGGGTGACCGTCTCTTCAATGTAGGTACCGTGCACCCGCCTAATACACTTGGCTGGATCCACACGGAAGCACGATGTCTTGATACCAGTTGGGCGCACCACAAAGTCAAAGCTCTCCAGCCCAAACAAGTCATCCAAGAGTTGAAGGCTGGGTTCATGTTTATCTTTCCCCATACCGTTGAACCAACTTGGCTTCATCAAGCACGCGCTGGGCAGGGATCCTGCCATGGGACGGTTGTCATCAATAACCACTACGCTGTGGCCGTCGTGCGCAAGAGCCTCAGCAATTATGCTTCCAAACAATCCGGCTCCAACTATGATAACATCGTTCATCGTCCAACCCCTTTGGTGTACTGCTTGAATGCACGGCCAAGTGCAATTTTGTTTCCAAGCTTGCGGTCATATGATTGTGAGCAGAAGGCATAGCCGGTTGCTATCGGTACGCCCAAGTCAGGGCATACTAAGTCACAGACGGTGATATGATGCGCAGCCAGTGCGCTAGTGTAGCCGTCTACGTGCATGTTGATCTGCTTGTACTGTAGAGCCATGTCAACAGCGGCTTGTCTCTCCATGACAAAGTTTGATGCTTTGGCACCCTTAAAAAATGGTACCACGTGGCGGTATTGGATTCTCAAATCTTCCATGTCCATGGTTCGTCTTTCAAGTAAAGGCTGAGTCTTTCACCAATGAGCTGCTCATGTCTATCGTTATCTTGGACCAAGACCAACTCAGCCCACTTGGTAGCGTCTTCTATGTTATCTTCAAGCTGCCGTGGTGACCAAAGGCACTCCACTACCACCATGCCATTGTCTTCGTTCCAGTCACCTATGAACGGCACATCATACAAGGTGATGGTAGTCTGGCTGATTCCGTTCATGTTCATGTAAAGCACGACAATCTGCACTTGAGGGTAGTTGCCGGCAATTCTGATCATACCGGTCGCACCCTTCCACATTTCATGCAGCCTGGCATCTTGTCAGAAATGACATGACCGCACTCACACACCCATTCTTCTTCTTTCTTAAAAGCCTCATCATAGTTCTCACGATAGGCTTCTGTGTCTTCAGGTCTGCGGTGATCACCCTTGCCGTTCATCGCTTATCCTGTCCTGGCATGGCATCACTGAATGCCTTTGCGCTTCCGCTCACACCGTGCCATGGTTCTAGACCAGCATGAATTTCCAAGGTATCGTTGAAGAGCGGATAGTGACCATTCAAGTGAGACTTCCACTTGCACAGAACCGTCTCCACTTCCAGAATACCTATCGGCCGATCGTATAGTGGGGGTGCCTTCAGATCCTTGAACACTTCCACTAAGTGGTTGACAACACCGTCTATCATCACCGCTTCGTCTTTGGGCTCTGCGTTTTCTGGCAGCCCCATCTTTGCTCTCCAAAACCGTTTCGCTCCTTCACGTGGGTCTTTGAACATGAACACTCCAGCCTGATCAAAATCAATCTCAGCGCCCAAGACGTTGTATGCCATGTCAGCTACTTTGAAAGCAATCCAGTCGCCGAACATGTAGTGATCCTTCACCCGCTTCATCACGGCAGCGCATGGCAGCACGCCTTCCATATTCAGGCAGGCTATCTTGTCCACCGCTTGCTCTGGCGAGCCGTATACGCCCTTCAGCCGCGTTACCATTTCAACGGCAAGCTTACCTCTGGCATGCCGTCTTTCTTGGCCTCTTGGCCACCTTCCAGGGACAGGGCAAAGGGCCTCATCATTCTCAGCCCAAAGCATCAGCTCATTCCAATAGCTGAAGGCTTCAGACTGATCAGCCAGGTAGCATGACACGCCCACGTGATACGAACACCAGTAGGCTAGCAGGAACCGCTTCACCCAATTCTTGTCTTCCGTGATGTTGATCAGCGCAAGGTACACCGGATCAAGATCACCATTTGTGATAAGGTGGTGACCGAATTCATCGATCTCCAGCTTATCATATTGACGTGAGGCCATTACTACTCCACCAGGGTTATTGTGCCATCAACATTCTTCAAGCCATAGCCCAAGAGGGTGTGCACCAAACGGATACCATCACGTGCGGTGCGACGGTCCCAACCGATGGTTGACATTACCTTCTCAAGTGTAGTGCCTTCTTTGAGCATCAAGATCACTTGAGCACGCTTTGTGCCTTCACGGTGATCTTTGATCAATTCCTTGCGGTCGTAATTGAAGGTGGTGTCTGCCGCTTTCTGCTTCTTCACTTCAGGCTTCTTCACTTCAGGCTTCTTCACTTCAGGCTTGGCTACCAGTTGAGGCTTGATCATACCGTTAGTCATTTCACCACTTTCTTTCAACACTTTGACCGTCCTGAGTACAGCCTTTGTGCGGTCAGAGAAACGTTTGACCGGCTTGGTTGCAAAACGGTTATGGAGCTGAACGATTTCTGCGGTCTTCATGTCATTGATCTGATTGAGAGTAAACATTTGAATCTCCTTTGCGGGTAGAAAATTGAGAACGTCTCAGCGACGTTCCACACATTCCAATCATACCCCACGTTCAAACATACCGCAACAGGTTATTTACTCACATTCACGCAAGCCAGTTAGTGGGTCAAACTTACAGGCTTCAGAAGTCTCCTCAGCCACCTTCAGGATGCCTTCACGCTTACCTCCAATGCGATAGGTGGTGATGCCCTTGCAGCCGAGCTTCCACGCTTTCACATATACGTCTTTGAAGTCGTTCCAGTCTACGTCATGTGGTACGTTAACAGTCTTGCTCACCGCGCTGTCCATGTACCGTGTGGCGGTAGCTAGCACGGCCAAGTGCTCTTCAACCGTAACATCCGCAATGGTCTTCCCACGTACCTCCAGGAACTCATGCCCAAAGTCTCTCACGTTCAGAGTCTTTGCACCGTCAAAGGTTTGAAAGGTACGCTCAACTTCAAAACCAAACACCGGTTCAATTCCACTTGAGACGTTATCCGCGCACATGCTGATGGTACCGGTTGGCGCGATGGAAGTGAGGTGGCTGTTTCTGATGCCGTGATCCTCAATATCCCTTTGAAGTTCAATGGGCAGTGTTTCAATGAACCTGCTCTTCATGTACTCCTTAGCATTGAAGAGTGGAAAGGCACCCTTCTCTTTGGCCAGCTCCATGCTGGCACGATAGCAACCCTCTGTCATAGCACCCAAGATAGTCTCCATGGTAGCTATGAAGCTT